CGCGCTCGAATAGGGTGGGCTGCATTACTTCACTTTCAGGCTTTGCCAGCTGTGCTTCTTCTTCAGTTGTCCAAGTAGGGAATCGGGATACGGCACCTTCAGCAGTTTGTCGCGCTCGCACTCTGCCACGTTCGGGCCGTGGATGTAGACCGATGCGCCGTGCGTCTTGCTGGGCGGATACTCCACAACGAGGTACCCGGCGTACCAACCGATGCGGCTCATGCGGCCCTTGGGGACGGGTACGAGGTTGGCCTTGGCTACTACCTCACTCGTCGTCATCAGAATCCTCCCATGAACGTATCGACCTCGAAAGCAGAGATGCCGCACTTGGAGCAGGAAACACTGTAGGCGTTGCCGATCTTCACTGTGCCTCCATCCCACACGTGATCTTCCTCGGTGCACTTGGGAGGCGAGCAAACAAAAGATGTGACCGGGGATGTTTCCTCAAGTTGGCAATCACAGTAGCACCCGTTTCCAGTACAAGCAGAGTGCATTCCGTCGAAGCAGGAGGGGCATACTGGATAAGTTTCGCTCATGGATGCGCCGCCAGCTTCCGCCCCTCAACCCACGACAGGTCGGCGGCTATGCTGCACTTCAAGCCGAACGACTCGCCGGGAAGCACAGGCTCGCGGTGGCACTGGAAGCACATGCCCTTCGGTGGAAGGATGACCGGACGGCGTTGGCGGCGCATAGGATCAGGGCCGTAGTAATCGCGGTCGTGTGCAATTTCGGTGCTGGTAGGTTGCCTCATAGCTCTCCCTTCAGCGGTACCCTCATCAACTCGTCAGCCTTGGCCCAGCACGCATCCCTCTGAGCCTCGTACTTCGCCAACAGACGCGTCTGCATAGGCGTGCAAAGGACGGGTTGTCGCTTCACATCTTCGGCAATCTCCGCACGGTGGCGCTCGTGCATCCAGCCAACCTCAACGTACATCCAGTAGTGGCGGTACGGAGGTCGGAGTGAACGCCAGCAGCGGAGCAGGAAGTAGACCATTGTTTTCATTCGTAGCAACCTTTCTCTTTGTTGGCCCTCCATCCACGGCGCTTGGCAATGGTGGCGGCGTACTCTTTGCACTCTGGGGTCTCTGAGCGCATGAGAGGGATGATGAACCGGTTGAAGCTCTCCAGCGTGTTGCACCAGCCCACCATCACCTTCCATGTGCCAAGATGTTTGTCGTCGCTCACTTGATGCGCAGGAACCTGGTCGGCGGGTTCTCGTGCACGTTGATGGCGTTGGGGAGGGGATCGCCGGCAGAGAACCTGTTGCGAATCGCCGTGGTGTTCAGCGCGTAGGTCTTCTTCACCAATTCACTGTCCGTCACGTCCAGCGCCATGAGGTCAGCATCCGGCGCGAGTTCGATGGTCAGCGAAGGTGCTGCGTTCTGTCCCCAGATGGTGTTCTTCGCTGTCTTCAGCTTGCCGTTGAACGCGGCATCTACAGCGAACAACATGCGTGCCTTCAGGGACTCCGCAGCGGCCTCCAGTGACTTCTGACGCTCGCTGTAACGCTTCGCCTCGGCCTTGCATACCTCCGCGTCCGCTTCGATCTTGCGGACGACCCATGCAGCGCCGTCAAGAGACTCTGAGCCTTGCGCGAGCAGGGCGTCGATTGATGCTTCAATCTCTGGGGTGATTTCCCCCATTGACTCGTAAAGCGCATCCGAGATTGCGATGCCTGCGGTTCCGATGTCGAGTAGTTTCATGCCGATGCTCCTTCGACTACAGGTTGAGTGTCGTATTCCTCGGTTCCCGATACAGGTGTGGCCCACTTCAGCAATTCGGCGTAGGCTTCGGGCGTGATGTTGTTCACATCCTTTACATCCAAGCGAGCGAACTCGGCCTTGATTTCCTCCTTGGTCTTCGCGGAGAATTGGCACTGCTTCCACAACTCCGCAACCTGTAGAGGGTCAACAAAGCGCGGCGAAAGACCGTTCGCCATCCAGTCGCGGATGGCACCAGCTACCTCGGGAGATGTCAGATCAATCGGCTCATCCCCCGCGAACAGGTTGGTGCGGTTCTTCGACGCCGTTGCCTGATGGCTCATGCCAACCTCGAAGACGATGGTGAACTCGTACTCCAGTCCGTCACGCTGAATCGGAGCCAATCCCACCTTGCGCGGCTGTTGCTTGCCCTTCGCGTTGGTCTCCAGAACGTACTCCTGCTTTGTCCGCAGTGTGCAGATTGTGTGGATGGGAATCTGCTTGATGAACTCCACGAACTGCGTGTGCTCCGGGGTGTAGGTGCTCCAGTTCGTGTAGCTGTTCGACCCAGGCTGACGGTCAAGAGCCTCCTTGCGGCGCAGAATGCCACCTTCTCCGTCCCACTGCTGCGTCAGGCTGTCCACGATCAGCACATCGTACCCGCCGTCTACAGCGGCTTGCATGGCCTTGCGGTAGCGTTCCGAGGTGTATGGTGCGGTAAGTGGGATGGTGTCGAAGTCGTAGCGGTCAGCGTAGAGCGATGCCGACTCGTTCTCGGTGTCCACGACAAGGATCTTGGCGTTGGGGACGAAGTTCTTTGCCAGAGCCAACGCCCCCTCAGTCTTGCCGGAACCGGAGGGGCCTTGGATTGCCATCTTCAGCTTGACGCTGTGCTTCTGCGCCTTGCGGGGTTGAAATTCATTTGCCATTTATCGTCGCCTCCTAGCGCGATTTTACTGCGGTTGAACTACTTTCCTTCCATCGCATCACGTACTGCCCGGATGGTGTCGCGGTGGATCTCTACCACCATCGCGTCCGGTTGGGTAGCGGCCTCGGCAAGCAAGATATTCAGCGCCTTGCGTACCTTGGGGTCGATAGCTACGGGCTTAGGTGCGGCTGCTGGGGCTTGCTCCTTCACGTCCGCCAGGGTAATCTTCCCCGGCTTCGCAAGCACCTTTGCCTGAGCGTCCTTGGACAGCTTCGCAATCGCCTTCACTGCTGGCCCTACAACGCGCTTGGCGCGCACGGCGGTCTCTGCGGCAGGGGAAAGCTCCAGCAATTGCAAGCGGCCCCGAATCCAGCCCGGCGTGGCGTGGTATACCTCAGCCGTCTGCGCTTCGGACATCTGGTAGACGTTGATGAGCCGCTGGATGTTGTGAGCGTCGTCCAGTTCGGTGGTGACATTGCGCACGCGGTTCTCGGAGATGTTGGCGATGAATGCCTGTTGCTCCGTGAGCTGCGTGTACTTGCACCACAGGCGGAACGGCACCGGGGTAAGTCCGCGCTTGTTTATCTCCACGGCAGCACGCCAGCGCGAGAAGCCAGCGGTGAGGACAGGCTTGCCGGCCGTTTTGCGGATGCTCACCGGCTGAATCTGGCCGTGGGGCAACAGCATGTCCTGCACTAGCCATTCGATGTCGGGCAGATCGTGACGCCCGTTCATGGTGGGGTCAACCGTCAAGTCTTCGGGGAGCGCAGTCCATAGACCTTCGCTGCGCTTGATGTCTGAGTCGTCAAATGTTACGGGCATGTGGCCTCCTAGAGCCGATTAGTGTAGCGCGGGGATGGTCGCTTATAGTGCCAACTGAAGCCCGCGAAGTCTAGTGCTTGATATGCTGTACGGCACCCACAAAGAGGCACCGAAGGATGTAGGAGATGGCAAGCAGATCGCCAGCCACGAGGAAGAGGAAAGGGTGCAGGTAGACGCGGTGCACGGGCTTCATTGCATCATCCTTTCAATCGAAGCGTAGGAGATGCGAACGATGCCTTGCTTGCTGGCGCTCATCTTTCGGGAGACCAGCTTACCTTCTGCGGCCCATCGCGTGATCGTGCGAACAGAAACGCCCAACAGACCAGCAGCCATTGCTTTGCTGATCCATTGGGCGGGTGTGGTTGGTTGTGCCATGAGAGGAATACTACAGAACATGGCGTATGTTGTCAAGTGTTGTCTTGTGCGGGCTTGCATTTGTGGCCCGTCACCTTGCTTGACGGCATCACGGCCTTGCAGTTGAGGCACTGGAACAGCTTGGGGGGACGGCCAGGAGCGCGTGTGGTCATGGCTGCGACTCCTTGAGACGGAACTGAGTGCAGCGGCATGTCGCGTACTCGCAGTCGCTACCCTCGGGCGTCTCGCTCCACGTGTGATCGTCATAACTGTGACCACAGACGCAGAGAAGGTCAAAGTCCGCGTCGCAAGTGATGTTTAGCGGCAAGGTGGTTACGTGTATGCGCTCGCTCATTTGCCCCTCGCTTTCAGTTTCTCAGCCCTGACCCTTGCAGCTTCAATCTTGTACGCCAGGTGTGCGACAGCCTCCCAAGTCACCGCAAGGCGCTGGCGGGTGCCTTTGAGCCTCACCACGGCGTACTCTGGCTCAGCTTCGATGACGATGGGGCGGTATCGGCGACCGTCTCGGAGTTCTGAGGCGGTCTCGAATACCAGACGGGAGCGGCGTTCGCGGAGGGCGGTCATTTGGCCCACATCCAGACGACACAGAGGGCAGTGAGAGCGCCGAGCAGGTAGGTGGTTAGGTGGCGTAGGATGGTCATGCGAATAGCTCCATCGCCATCGCGTAACGTTCTGAATCACGAAAGATGCACTCCTGCTGAAACTTCATATTGCTCTGCATGATCGAAACGAATCCGTAGCTGGTAAACTCTGCGATGTAGGTCTTTCCATCACTGCCGTCTACGATACGGGCCATCTTCGCAAACGTGAGTTTCTTCGGCTCTCCGGTCGTGGTGCGAACCGCACGCTCACCGCGGTTGGTTTGCTCAATCTCGAACCGAGCGGTGACTCGCTTGCTTCCACTCGGCCAGTCGTGAATAACTGCGGACATTCGTGGGTTGTTGTACGTGATTTCCATTTGTCATTGCCTCCTAAAGCGATGAACGGGTTATGCTGCTGTTGGCGTCTAGTTTCATGTTGCGTTGAGCGCGACGGGCGATAGCGCGGGCCTTCACGTTCGGTTGCCGCTTTGCTTCAGTGGAAGCCTTAGCGGGGATACTGTGGACGTGGCGCTGTACCGCCTTGCATTGTTCGGAGCGGTCAAGAGCATCGAAATCCGCATGACCGTAGGCGTTGCGGGTTGAATCCCATGCCGATACGAAGCCGGGGCGTTTCGGGGCGTACCAGGTGGTTGTGTGAGTGAACATCATGCCCTCAATGCGTCTAGTTTTGAATCGAGAATGGAGAGAGCAGCGCGAACGTTTCCGTTCTGCTCTTTGATGAGCCGGGCCATGTTTGGCGCGGGTGAGTCTGTTTCAGCCGTCCACACACGCTCTAGAAGCTGCGTCGCGTCCGACTGTATGCCGTAGGTAGAGAATGGGAGAACGCGATTGCGGGACAGGAAACGGTCTGCGAATCGATCAGTAGCATTGCAGGTGAAGATCCACACGCAGTCTGGTATCGTGGCCGTACCGTCGAGGTAGGACAGGCAAGCAAGCTGCGCCGCGGCACTCATCTGGTCAGCTTCATCTACGATGATTACGTGGCGAGTGAATCCAGGTGGCGCGTAGTAGTGACAAGAGAACGCCAGTTCGCGCACCTTGTCTACGGTGCATTGGCCGGCGGGGACGTGATGCACGAACCCTTGCAGTTCACGAGCGACGGCTAGTGCCATGCTCGTCTTTCCGGTTCCGGCAGGGCCACAAAACAACATTCCGATTGCACGCGGATTGCTCACGAAACCTGCTAAAGTACGTTTAGTTTCAGTGAGTCCGGCGAATTCAGCGATGCGCGTTGGGCGGTATTTCTCGCAGAGCGGCTCGGGGAAAGCGAATCCTGGCATCGGGGCGAGTTCGGGGAATAGGAGAGTGGATGTCATGCCGAAACCGCCAGCGTGATGTCCGACTCGCAGTCGAGCATTTCACCTTCGAGCACTTCGAGGTTCCATGAACGTCCTCCGTCTGTCCAGTAAACGAAACGGTCAACCTTGTTCGTGGCATACTCGCCGGTGTGAATCTCGCACACCAAGCCAACCGTGCGAGTGCGGTCAAGAACTACAGTTCCAACCGGAACGTCCCTCAATTCGAGGTATGTCATCTGGTATCGCCTCCTAAGCGATATACATACAGTAAATGACAACAACGTTATTGTCAACATCTAAATAAATCCAGTGTTTATGCGGTTTCTATGCTACAATTGCCTATCGCTTGATACGTCCGACTCTCAATCGGATAGCTATTCGCGGTCAATCCGCTCTACAATTGCCGCATGAGCACCACGATAGAAGCAATACAGTCGGCACCTGACGCTCCACGGCGTACTGCGAGACGCTACACAGGGCCAACAGGTGCCGCTCCTCTCATCCGCAGAGCCAAGCAACGCAACCCAAACCTCACAAACTCAGAGATAGCTCGCCGTGTCGGATGCTCTCCAAGCAACGTTGACTACGTATTGAAGCGCTACTTGGGCAAGAACAATGAAGCCGACCTGCGCCAATTCCAAGATAATCAAGCGGATGCGTTCGATGCAGTCGCAATGCGGTCATTGTTATCCATCACACCGAAGAAGTTGGCAACAGCGAGCGCGGTCCAGCTGATGACGGCTGCTGCGATCGCTACAGACAAGGCGCGTCTGGTACGCGGCCAGGCTACAGGCATCAACGTCAACGTGCTGATGGATGTGGTTGAGGCGATAAGGCTTAGGGGTAGACAGCCTGTAGTTCAGAAGCCAATCAGCGGTGGATCTGCGGGTGAGTAGCTGCGAGTCGTGCGGGTTCCGGCGCGGTCGCATCACCGTGGTGTGGCCTAGTGGTGAGAGGCTACATGTCTGCGGTCGCTGTTGGTACGCTATACGAGACAACCGCTTTGCTATCAATGGCTTAGGTTGGCGCTCACGCTGCACCATGCACAGGCTGCAACGCGTGGTGTAGGTGGCTATGTGTAACATTTTGTTGGGGTTGGGGCCATATAAGAATGCTTGTGGGGTGGGGCCATCCCCCATGCGTTGACGTACGCCCGTCGAGGGTTCATATCCCCGTCTCGCATTTTTCCGCTAAAACAGGTTGACATGTGTGTTCATTTGTAATACTATGTAGTCATGTTGATATCGCTTAGAATACAAGATGAGTTGATGGTTGAGATTGACCGTTTGGCTGAGTCCGATGGTCGTAGCCGAAACTCGTTCATTGTTCGAGCGCTGGAGGGGATGTATGGAAACGGCAGAGTTGATGGGTCAGAGTCGGGATCATCGGTTGGCGGAGGTGGGGACGGAACCGGAGTGTCCGTTGTGCGGAAGGCCGAGGGTGACAAGAAGCTGTTACATCCGGTGCAACCCTTGCGGGGTGAACTGGCTGGACGAGGAGATGCACCTGCCCAACTACCTCCAGCGGGACCCGCGAGTAGTTCGCCGGGAAGCTGCCCTCATGGTAAACGGAACGCGGCCTACTGCCGGGCAACCGGGGGCGGGTGCTGAATGAACGACACAGGCATTGGTTCTGACGTGTACAAGGTTGTGGCAGGGTGTACGAACTGTTGGCATTGGGGGTTCATCACTGGCAAGCGCGGGGAGAAGATCACTGGAAAGCATGAGTGTCCCAACTGTGGGTGTAAGACGTTTCTGAAGAAGTCTGAAATGTAGTGGCATGTACGGGAAAGAGCAGAAGGTGAAGCGATGAGAAAGATTTCCGCGAAGGTTGTTCAGTCAGAGATAGATCCTGTTCCTGTGGAGTTGATAGCTTCGTCTATCCGTGACATCGGTATAGCGGCTCGGAGGATCGAGGCTTCTGGTTTGTCGGAGCGTGCTCTGTGCCTTCTTCTTTCGGATTCTTCGCAGGTACCGTTTAGCACATGCCGCCTGGTTCTGCGTTCGATTGTGGCCCTTGAACAGAACTACGTCAAGAAGAAGGTCAAAGGAGGCAGTTGATGGCAAAGGTAGGCGAGGACGCAGCAATGGAACTTCCACTGAACGATGAGCGGGTGGAACCGAAGAAGCACAACCGGCACGTACTGGTGGCGTTGAACCACCTTCACAAGCGTCGGGACACTCTGTTGGTGGCGCGGCAGAAGATCAACGATGAGTTGGATGAGATCCTGGAGTCGATACACGCACTCGGGTAGAAGAACGGCGGAGAACCCGCTTAGGAGAGCACTAATGGCAGCATTGAACGAACAGCAGAAGTACCTTCTCAGTCGTATTCCATCGCGGTATGACATCAAGGACGCGTCTATACCGGACACAACCGAAGTGAAGCACGCTCGTAAGGTGATCGAGGCCCACGACAAGAAGACTGCGGAGCATCGGTGTGAACGGTCGAACAAATTCAACAAGTCTCTTACGGCAGCGCGAGAAGCCATCTACTTCAAGAAGCCGGATGAGGCTCTGGCCTTGGTCCGTGCGCTTGAGGCCGAGTTCCCCAAGAAGTGCACCTGCTAGAATCCTCATCACCAACAGCGAAGCCGCCAAACCTCGTATGGGTTTCTGGCGGCTTCGCTGTGCTTAGGAGGCGTGTGGTGCAGTTCAATTATGCCACAGGTTCGATCGGGCCGGGGTCGTCGGTGGTTGCGGTGGCGGCGACCTGATTGAGAGCCTCAGCGACCGCCTGGATGCGCGCAATCTCCGGTGTGGCGTCAACCGGGTTGCCGGGGACGGAGTTGAGCTTGGCGGTGAGGTCGTTCAGTGCGGACGTGATGGTGGCGGCTGCGGTGGTCTCGGTTCCTTCGAGGGCGGTGATGGCGGCGTCAAGAGCGTCGAGTGTTGCCATATGGGATATTTCCTTTCGGGTTATGAGGATTTCGAGGAGAGTCCACGCCTGAAGGCAAAGAACGCCGATGATGAGTGTGTTGGTCACGGATTTACTTTACCACTGACCCGAAGGCGTGCCAGCCGAGAATGCCGACCAGAATCCAGAGCACCAAGTAGGCTCCTGCACGGCGGTACCAGAGGGGTTCGGCGGGGTTGTAGTTCGACCAGAAGCCAAAGACGACCGCGATGACGTAGAGCATCCAGAACAGGATTCCAAGTGGCATGGTGGTTACCTCTTACCGTGAGATGCAGAAAGACCCCGCTGGGGGCGGGGCCAGTCTGAGCTTAGGAGGCATGTTCGGATGCATCTGCCAGGACTCACGCGAACAAGTACATCTTGACACAATCAGATGTCTCATGCAAGTATGAAGTTGCCAGTGACTCTTATGCGGACGACCCCCGAACAATTCGGCTCGATACTCCCCACGACATCACAGGTCCGTGCATTCGGCTCAATTGGGAATTGCTACCCGAGAGAGTAACCGGCCCCTTGTGGGGGCTGCCCCCGCTCACTGGTCGATAGAGGATCGGTCTTCTGCGGGAGCCGAGCGTAAGCAATTGTGAGCTTGCAGAGCGATGGCGCATACCGGATAAAGGCATACCTTTACCAGCCCACGGAGACCAAGTTCACCCTTGTTTTCCGTGGCACACCCGAAACAGGCATCACTAAAAAAACTTGCTTTTGTTGTTGCTTCTAAAATGATTGCTGAGGCTTATATGAGGTTCTTCGTAGGACTCCACCAACCTAGCGATGCCAAGAACTTTTCGGCCTCGTTCGTTTCGGTGAATAGAATCCGCGATAGAAAATCTTCCTTTGAGATTGGCGACTGGATCATGGACAGCGGCGCGTTCACGGAAGTATCTACGCACGGTCGGTATCGCCATTCAGTTGAGGAATACGCAGAACAGATACGACGATGGAAAGACAATGGCAACTTGCTTGCGGCGGTATCTCAGGACTATATGTGCGAGCCCTTCATCGTGGAGAAGACTGGACTATCGGTTGCCGAGCATCAGGCGCTCACCATCGAACGCTATGACACTTTGCTGACTTGTAATACTGGGGTTCTAATAATGCCCGTCCTGCAAGGATTCCACCCCGATGATTACGTTCGCCATATCCGCATGTACGGCGAGCGCTTGAAACCTGGCATGTGGGTTGGCGTGGGTTCTGTCTGCAAGCGCAATGGAAACATCCGAGCCATAGAAGATGTGCTGCTTACAATCCACCGAGAGAGACCGGATTTGAGGTTACATGGCTTCGGATTGAAAACCACGGCTTTATCATCTGGTCTTGTTCAGGAGTTGCTTCACACGGCAGATTCTATGGCCTGGTCATTTGCAGCTCGCATTTCTGGGAGAAACGGAAATGACTGGCGCGAGGCTAGGGATTGGTCGAACCGTATAACGTCGAGGGCTGTACAGATGCCAATGTTTGTTTGAAAGGAGACGCCCCATGAAGATCCACTACTGGATATACGGACTCATCGTTGGTATCGCGGTGCTTTGCTGGTAAGTTTGGAAGGGAGACGAAGGATGAGCAAGGAAATAGACTGGGAAAAAATAACAGGATGTCAGCCGTGGATCGAAGCTGGCATTGGCGACCGCGTGGTGACTTGGGATGAATGGTGCGCACTCCTGGCCGAGTACAAGGTGTACCGAAGGCTGACGGAATTGCAGATCCAAGCAACAGTGCAGAGCCAAGCAGACATCGACCACTATTTAGATTTGGCCCGCTCAGAGATTGCCGAGGGATAGGAACCGAATGGCTCGCAAGGTAGCTGCACCGACACCCGCTCCCGACCTACTCGAAGGCTACGACCCTAAAGACCCTGCGTCTCTACAGGTGATCGAAGACAAGGTACGCAGCTACGTAAAGCTGGCGTTCCTGAAGATGAACCGGGCGCAGGAGCCGTTCGTTCGCATCAGGAACAAGCGGGGCCGGATGCCGAGGGTGCGTCTGTTCGAGAGCGGAAATCAAACGGGAAAATCTGCTATAGGAGTAGCCGAGGACATTGCACACGCGATGGGATTCAGGCCGTGGTTGGACAAGAACGACCCCGACTACAAGATCAACGTGCGCGTCCCCAACAACGGCCTGGTGGGTTGCGAGGTCGCAGGGCAGACGTTGGCGCAGAGGATCGAACCGGAGTTCATGCAACTCATCCCGGCGTACTGCGGGGTGACAACCACCCGCTACTCTGACGGGTCAATCAAAAGCCTCCACATCACCAACGACTTCAACGGCAAGCCCTGCGGTTCCACCATCCACTTCCGCTCGTACGTGCAGTCAGCAGAGAGCTACGAAGGCGTTGTGCTGGACTGGATTCACTTTGACGAGCCGCCACCGCAGGAGATTCTTACCGCTGCCACACGCGGCCTTATGAGCACCAACGGGCCAAGCTGGTACACCATGACGCCGTTGAAAGAGGCGTACATTTACGACCTGTTCTCGCTGCACGCTTTCAACCAGGGCGGCGAGGATCAGGAGATTGCCGTCTTCCGTGGCTCGACGTGGGACAACTGCCAAGACTGGTGCCGCGACTGCGACACGACGATCCCCGAGAACGACCCTGAAGTTTTGAAGGCGGGGCAGGTTCGCCCGGTGGACAACTGCCCGAAGTGCGGTCGCGTTATGGGATTCCTGCCCCGCGCCGGCATTGAGAACTACCTGAAGAAGATCACCGACCCGGACGAGCGCGAAGCGCGCGAAGAAGGCAAGTGGAAGCATCTATCTGGACTGGTTTACAAGGAGCTTGACCGTGAAAAACACATATACGAAGACTTTCAAATTCCTAACGACTGGATGCGCATCGAAGTCCTCGATCCCCACGATGCCAGACCTTGCTGCTGGCTATTCGGAGCCGTATCGCCAGAGGATATCTCAGTTAATGGAAGAGCAGCGAACCGAATGTACTGGTACGCGTACCTTCGACCTAGTGGAAACATCGAGTCCATCTGCCGTCAGGTTCGCGTGAAGCGTGCCGAACACAATTACAAAGAGCCCGCAATGCTCATCATCGATGTGAAGTTCGCGGCCGCTGAGAAGCCCCTGCATGGAGAGTCCTACCCGTCATGGGAAGAGGAGCTTGAGAAGGCCGGCATGAAGCGCATCGTCCACTCCTGCTCGAACCCCGGCGACGTGTCTCTCGGTCACAAGCGAGTGAAGGAGTACCTGCAACCGCACTACTCCACAGTGAAGGACAAGAGTTTCCCCGGCATGATGTTTGCGAGGCAGGGAACCAGCGGTGACGGTGGCCCCATGCAGCACATGAGTAACTACGCCTGGAAAGAAGGCAGCGACAAACCGATGGAGGCGTACAAAGACTTCTGCGACTGCGTGCGCTACGCTTGCCTCGAACAGCCAACCTATTCCCCGCCGCAACCAGAGATAGACGAAGCGTTCGCACGCATGCTCATGGATCGAGAGTCCATGAAGCCCCCGGAGAGCATTCTCTTCAGCGGCCTGAACATGAGGAATCAGTGATAAAACCTGTCAGCTACGCCACCATCCTTGACGACCCTAACGCAGAGGCATTGCTGCGCGAATACGCCGCCGAATGTTCGCTGCCTGAGTTGGGAGAGGCCAAGCCGCAGCGTGAACTGTACGCGATGCTGGAGGCGTCTGGGGGGTTTCAGGCGTTCGGAGTGTACGACAGGGAGACACTTGTCGGGTTCGCGGCGGTTCTAATTTACGTCCTGCCCCACTACGGCAAGAAGATCGCGGTAACGGAGAGCATATTCGTGGATAAGGGGTATCCTCTGGGACACGCTCTACTTGGATACATCGAAGAGTACGCTAAGGAAAACGGATGTGAGGCTTTTCTTTACAGCGCACCAATCGGAAGCAGGTTCGACCGATCGATGAGAAATTCCGAACATCACTACCGCCACACGAACAATTCGTATCTGGTGAAACTATGAGCGAACTGCGCTGCTTTCAAAGGACCATACCTGCAACATCTGAGGATGTCGTGATGAAGTTGCGGACGCTCGAAGACTTCATCCGGCAGCATCCTCAGACCGAGTTCGAGACCGAGCATGTGTTCCACGCTGGCATGTACATCCGCACTGTGAGGCTCCCACATCCGAAGCAGGGCGAGGCCACCATATTCACCAGCGTCCTCATCAAGCGGCCTACGATGGTCATCGTCAACGGCGTGTGTGACGTTCTCATTGACGACATCGGCGTGAGGCTTGCGGGATACAATGTGGTCGCGTGCGATGCTGGACGCAAGCAGGTCTACATCGCTCACACGAAGCTGGAACTTACGATGTTCTTCCCGACCGACGCCACGACGGTAGAGCAGGCCGAGGCGGAGTTCACGGACGAAGCCGACAACCTACTCAGCCGGAAAGTGATATCTTGAGGCCATGTCTGGAATCTCAACCGCAACCGCTCTCCTGATATCGGCAGGCGTGGGCCTTGCTACCACAGGAGCCACGCTGGGCTACGAGGCATCGCAGGGTGGCCCACAAGCCCCGTCAGCGACCGACACAGAGAAGCAGCAGGCGGAAGCCGCCAACGCATCGGCGCAGGCCCAGGCGCTGGCATTGCAGAAGCGGCGCGGCATGGCAGCGACACAACTCACAAGCCCACTCGGGACGAACACTCCCGCGAACGTGGCGAAAGCGACCCTCGGCTAATGGTGCCCATGATGGCCGCAACCCGGCAAGGTCTGTCGAACTCATACGGTGAGTCGAAGCTGGGTGCTCGCAACAACGACCAGAAGGCCAAGGACTGCGAGAAGTACCTTGAGGTTCTTGCGCTGCAACGCCTCTATTGGGAACCGCAGCTCGACAACATCATCGCGTTCGTAAACCACGGAAGACGCTTCATCCAAGACCGCGACTTGCAAGACGGACAGCAGACCGGACAAGAGGTATTTGACGATACGGCGATGCTGGCACGTAACAAACTGGTTGATGGTATGACCGGCTATCTCTGCTCGCGCAATCAGCCGTGGTTCGGTCTGGAACTACCCGGCAAGATCAACTTCCCCCGCACGTCGGGGATGCGTGCGTGGAACGGTCAGCGTGTGGACTCCTATCCACAGGTGCAGAAGTGGCTACAGGACTGCGGTGAGGTTCTGTACTCTGCGTTCAACCGCTCGAACTTCTACGACAAGAACCCGGAATTTATCTCGGACGGAGCGACATGCGGTACGGCCTACTTCCTGATCGAAGAGGACATCAAGAACAGCCGCGCAGTGTTCACGGTTCCCCACTTCCGCGAGTGCTTCATTGCCGAAAACGAGTTCGGACAGGTGGACACCAACTACCGCGTGTACCGCATGACCCTGCGGCAGATGGTTGAGAAGTTCGGCATGGACGAGATGGAGAAGGCCGACCGAAACTTCAAAAAAGACTACGAAGCAAACATGTACGCCGAGCGCGACATCCTCCACGCCATCTACCCGCGTGCGGACTTCAACCCCGGACGCGCCGACGCCAAGGGGAAGAAGTGGGAGAGCGTGTGGGTGTACCGCCAAGGCGGAAAGATTCTCCCGCGCCAAGGTTCCACATCTGGCAGGGACGACAAGATCACCATGCTCCACGAGGGCGGCTACGATTCCATGCCGATTATCTCGTGGCGCTGGCGGGTGAACAGCGATGAGGTTTACGGTCGCGGCCCCGCTCACGATGCTTTCGTGGCTATCGCTCTGGCAAATCAGATGGGGAGAACCAATCTGGTAACTGCCCAGCGCGCCGCAGAGCCTCCGCTAGTGGCGTACTCGGACATGCGCGGATCAATTCAGCGAGGGCCAGCGGGCATCACGTACATGGAAGGGAACCGTGGCGACATCCGCACACGCGCTCCGCAGCAGTTGACGACCGGCGTGCAGAATCTTCCATTCACCGTGGAGTACCAAGACCGCCGCGCCGCGATCATCAACGAATACTTCCACACCGACGTTTTTATGATGATGTCGCAGCTTGCCAACGCGGGCAAGAGCGAGCGTATGGTGCAGGAGCAGGTACAGGAATTGCAGGGCGAGAAGGCCGCAATCCTCGGTACCCGCGTCGGCAACCTTCAGTCTGAGGCGTTCGACCACATCATCAACCGCATGTACGAAATCGAAGCCGCTGCCGGCCGCATTCCCATGCCTCCCGACATCCTGCTCAACTCGATTCACGCGAAGGTGGAGATTCAGTATCTCGGGCCACTGGCGCAGGCGCAGACGCGGCTCACGGCGGTTCGCAACATCCAGTCGGGACTTGGACTGGTGACGGCGATCGCGCAGATCAACCCAACGTCCGTGGACATGATCGACTACGACCAGGCGGCGATTGAGGCGCTTCAGGCGGTCAGCTTCCCAGCGTCGTGCATCCGCGATACCAAGCAGGTCACAGCCATCCGTCAGCAGCGTTCTCAGATGCAGGAAGCGGAGCGCAAGACCGAGGCGATACCGAAGCTGGCGGGAGCGGCGGCAAAGCTGGCGAAGCAACCGGAGTCGGGCAGCATCCTTGAGAAGCTGATGGGCGGAGGCGGCGATGCAGAACAGCAGTAAGTCGCCACAGCAACTCGCAGCGGAGATGCAGCAGATGTATCGCAACGTCTTCGGCACGATGGAGGGCCGGATGGTGCTTGGTCACATCCTCACCCAAGGTCACTTCGGAGACGAACTAATTTCTGTTAACGATATGGCGGAGAACAATTTCGCTGTTACGATTGCACGTATGGCTGGAGCGTTTGACCCGCTCTGGATGAATCTCGGTTTAGTTCCAAAGGAGAAATGACATGGCAGGCAATCCCCCTGATTACGACAATGTACGGTGGCCCGGTGCGGATGGTCTGCGCGTCCCGCAGGAAGTTTCCCCAGCTACTCTGGCCGTCAAGAAGCTCTCCAACGTCAACATCGGCACGCAGGGAGCCAGCAGTTCGGTGACGCTCTATCCGAGCCAGTGCCTTGCTTCGGAGTTAGTCATCACGAACACGGTCAACTCCACCGTGGCTGCGTCCGTGGTATTCCCCGGAGCGTTCCCCGGCCACATCTTTGTGGCGAGCAACCAGACCGCTTCGGGATGCACCTTCAAGGTGGTTGGTCAGACCGGAGTTTCTGTTGGCTCTGGCAAGCGTGCTGTGCTGGTGTGCGAGTCTGTGGACATTGCGCGAGCGGCGGCGGATGCATAGTCCGCAACCCGTCGTGTTCCCGAATCTCGTTCGCGTGCGTGTGGGTGTAGCTCCCCGCGCACAGCCGTTCGATGAGTGCATGGACTCTCTCAACGCGGCCATGCGGTACGCGCAGGAGTACGGGTTTCAGATCACGTGCGAGAAAGTCCGCGGTGGTTCCCCTGGATTCCAGACGACCGCTCCGGTGATGCATCACTTCATGGAGTCGGGCGACACACATTTCTTCAACGCCGCCGACGACGTGGTGTTTCCTCCCGACGCCATCGTTCGTCTCGTCAACGCTGACAAGGATGTGGTGTGCGGCATATACCGCAAGAACAACCTCCACCACATCGAGCCGGCCAACTTCATCGAAGACGGTGCGGAGTTCACGCGCAGGGTCAAGGCGGGCGGTCTGTACGAAACGCGGTTCGCATCCGGCCACAGCATGACCATCAAGCGCCACGTCATTGAGAAGATGATTGCGGACTACCCCGAACTTACCTACGACCAGGGCGACAATACGCACCACGCTTTGTTTCTGCCAATGGTTAACGACCGCGCAGCGTTTCAGGATGATTGGGCATTCTCCATCCGAGCGCGGCAGAGCGGGTTCACGCTGTGGGACGACTACGGGTGCAAGCTGCGCCACTTCTGTTCTGACTTCTTGGGATTCGAGGCGCTCGAAGCATGATGCACCATATCAGGCCGTACCGCATCTTTCAGCATCTCGGTGAGGATACTGACGTGCAGTTGAAGATCCCCACGATGCGCGGAACTGAGTCGCTGACTGTGATGGCGATCGACACGCTCCTTCTCATCGCGGTAGCTCGCATCATCCATGCGAAGTCGATACTGGAACTCGGTACCGGCCTCGGCTACACGGCGCTGCATCTGGCTCAGAACACGACCGCCGACATCATCACTCTGGACAGCGAGAACAAGCCATGGGTGTTCTGCGGAACCCGTTGGTCAGAGAGCATCACTACCCTCACCGGTTCCGTGGAAGACATCAATCCGAACCCGGTTGACATGGTGTTCTGCGACATCAACCCCGACTTGGAACTGTGCCAAATCTGTACTCGATTGGCCTTCGATTGCAAGCCCAAAGTCATCGCGTGGCACGACTACCGCAACGCTGTTTACCCCGCGCAGACGGATAACCTTGACCGCCTGAGTCAGACGCACGCCATCTACCACGTAGAGGATACTGGGATGTGCTTCTGGTTTGCGGATGGGCGCACTCTGTAAAAAGCAACTTGACTTTCAATGAGTTCCAACGTTTACTTTGAATCGAGCACACAATCAATGCCTGAAGCATCGACCAGCACGACTACGTTTACCGAGCCAGCAGCGAACACTCCTCCGGGATGGGTTGCGGGTTTGCCGGATTCCTTGAAGTCTAACGAATCTTTGACAGGCTTCAAGACCGTTGGCGATCTCGCCACCGACTACCTTGCGACCCGCACAAAGGCGACTGAGCTTGAAGGAAAAATCAGCAACTCGATTCCCAAACTGAAGGACAACGCCACCGACGAGGAACGTGGTCATTTCTACGACGCTTTAGGACGACCAAAGGAAGCCAAGGAATACGAGTTTGAGGGCGAGGACAAGAACGCCCCCGAGTGGACGAACCAGTGGAAGCAGACGTTTCACGGTCTGGGTCTGACAAAGGCCCAAGCCTCTGAGTTGAGCAAGAAGTTCAATGGCTCGATTCAGTCTTTGGTGGAGGCCCACAACGCCTCTCTCAAAGCGGAAGTAACGGCTGCGGAAACTGCGCTCAAAAGCGAGTGGGGAGACAAGTTCGATACCAACGTGGAACTGGCGAAACGTCTTTACCAGAAGCATCTCGGCAACGAGTTCGACAAGGACTTTGACGCAGGAACGGGCAAGACCCGACTCGCGACACTGAAACTCTTGATGAAGGTTGCCGCGTTGACCGGGGAAGACAAATCACCGCAGGGCGGACAGACTATCGCGGGTGCCGACAAAGCATCCTTCATCAACTACGACAAGAGTCCGAAGCCGCCTCGCTAATCCCTCTGAAGGAGTTCCACAATGCCTGACGTATCGCAACTCCCTTACTCGACATTTACCGACATCGTGGCGAACTACTCGTCTCTCGATGCGGGCGCACGGTTCGTCATGCCAAAGCGCATCCTCGACCGCATGACGCCGCTGGTGAAGATGCTCCCGATGGTGGCGAGCAACAACATCCTCTCCAACATCGCCACCCGCACCGACTCCCTCCCGGTCGCTTCCACCAGGCGCTTCAACGAAGGCATCCTCGCGACGACTTCCAAGAACGCGCCGATCAACGACCCCATCGCCATGTTCGAGGACTACTCGGAAGTGGACATGGCTCTGTGGAAGTTGCAGAACAACCCGAACGCGTGGCGCTCCGATCAGGACATGAACCACATCGAAGGGCTGTTTCAGTTGATGGAGTCGATGTTGTTCTACGGCTCCCTGTCGCAGAACCCCGGCGCGTTCAACGGCCTCGCGACTCGCTTCAACAACCTTGAGTCCTTCCCCAACGGCGACACTTCGTGGCAGCCGAACGTGTGGGACGGTGGCGCTCGCAACGTCAACTGCACATCGGCGTGGATGATCGAGTTCAGCGAAGACTCGGTGTATGGCATCTACCCGTCGAACAGCATGGCGGGCCTGAGCGTGCGTGACCTTGGCGAAGTGACCAAGGAGCGTCCGAGCGGTTCCGGGGCCATCGGCGCGAATTACATGTATCAGGTTCTCCGCACGATGCTCTCGTGGTACATGGGCATCCAGATCGCGGACGAACGCTGCGTGCAGCGCATCGCCAACATCAACCCCGTCGCTCTCTCGCAGGGCAACTTCGATGAGAACATTTTCATTCAGGCGAAGAACCAGCTTCCTCGCTCGGGTGAGACTTCGGGCACGGTGATTCTCGTCAACCGCCTTCTGAAGACGCAGATCGACATCCGCGCTGTCTCGCAGAAGATCAACGCCTACACCATGTTCAAGCCGGGCATGGACGTTTTCGGCAGCCCCGTCACTGAGTTTCAGGGCATCCCGATTTACGTTGCTGAAAAGATCCTCAACACCGAAACCGTTCTGACCTAGAAGGAGGTCGTCATGCCAGTAACAGATGCATTGCTGTACGTTCATGGTGGCGGCGCGACCGGCCTTGGTCCGATCACAAGCACCGCCAATGTAGTGGGGTCTGGTTCGCAGGCTGGAACCATCCTCACGATAACCACTGTCACGTCTGGGCAATTCCAGCCGGGGCAAACCGTCACCGGTACCGGAGTTCCGGCCAACGATGTCATCACGGCATTCGGTTCGGGCAGCGGTACGGCGGGAACTTACGTCGTCAGCCAGTCGTCCACGGTGGCTCCTGCCACAGTGTTCACGGCCAACCCTCCGACGTTGGGCGATCCCATCGGCACCGCTGGAAGCCAGTACAGCAACATCGAACTGGACTTCGGCGCACCGGCCAGCGGCGGCACCTACCCGTTCCTCGCGCAGTTCCCATCGCTCACGGAGAAGACGTACACGTTTCCTCCCGAAGTGGTTGGCGCTGGCGGCGTGGATTGGGGTCTTCACCTGATTGTTGGCGGTGAGTTCAACAACCTCACCAGCATCAACTTTCAGGTCTGCACGTCGGCCACGACGAACGCAACGTTCAACTCGGCCGGCAACCCGATTGCAGCTCGCACGCTGTCTCTGGCGCAGTTGCAGATTTCCGGGGCGCACTACTACATCCCGCTGCAAGGTTCGGCGGTGCTGGAGTTCCTGCGCTTCTACGCGGCGATCACCGGCACCAATCCCACGGCGGGTACCATCGTCGCATGGTTCGGGCCGCGCACCGGAGGCGAGCAGTAGATGGTAGTCACGGCTAAGTGCATCAAGGAAGCGTGGGATTCGATGTCCTGCGTGCTGTACAAGCCGGGCTGTGGCCCGTTACCGGACGGTCTCTATGAGATTGAACGGGACGGGCCGCTGTCAAAGCTGAAGACCGGGGAAGGCAAGTCGGCGCGGTACGTGTTCGAGTTCGACCGCAACGCCGGGCCGGATGACAAGCCTCACGACTACACCTGTGAGAAGTGTGGGAAGAAGTGCAAGACTCTCAACGAGCTTGGCACGCATACCCGCAGCGAACACAAGGACGTGATCGTGGTGGAGCCGGATGACGATGGAGAGGAAGTTGACCTGTCTGATCGTACCTGCACCGTCTGCCATCCTCCGAAAGTTCTGAAGACGCCCTACGGTCTTCGCTTGCACACCGAGAAGTCTCACCCGTCCGTTCCTGCGGCGGTTCCACATGAGGGTGCGGTCGAACAGGCCGCGTAAGGCGGGGTTCGATGAATTACAGCAAAACAAGTTTGGCGAATCTGGCCCTGAACCGCATCGGCGCTCGGGGTCAGATTGTCAACATCGACACCGAACACAGCCCCAACGCCTTGAAGTGTCTGAACGTCTGGGATGCCATTTTCGCGGAAGTATTGTCCGAGCGCGATTGGAAGTTTGCCAAGACTCGCCAGCAGTTGCAACTCTCCCCTGTAACGCCGCTGTACACCTACCGCTTCGCATGGGCCTTGCCGGTAGACTTCCTGCGCTTTGTGCGTCCCCGCAAGCGGCAGATAGACCGCAACTACGTGTGGTTCAACGGGCCGGAATGCGGTGGGTGGTACCACCGCGACGACCCTCCATTCTGGCCCAACGCGTTCGACTACAAGGTGGAGACGCTGACGGCAGGATGGCAGATCATTCCTCCTGCGCCTCCCGTACCCTATCCCGCACCGTTCCCCACAGGCCGGTACGCGCTTACGAACTACGGTGGGGAGTTTCAGGGTGCGCCAGCGGCCATCACGTACATCAGGCTCATCACCGACTACTCGCAACTCACGCCGGGGTTCGTGAACTGCTTTGCTTACCGTTTGGCGAAGGAACTGTGCATCGGCGTCACTGAGGACAAGAACAAGTGGCAGTTGATGGATGAGCAGTACAAGGAAGCCCTCAACTCGGCAGAGGCGCAGAACGAATCGAGCGACACGCAGGAGGATGAGGCCGGGTCTGATTCGTGGGTTTCCGCAGGCCGTAACTATGGAGCGTGGGGCGGTGGTATCAGGTAGTGGAGGATGCGATGGACGAAGCAAAGGAAGAACTCGGACAGGCAATAGACCGCATCGGCAACTTGGATGGAGCATTGCAGTTGCCGATGCCAGCGCAGTTCCACGTAGACCAACTCAAGAAACTTCTACCCGAATGCGTTGCCGAGTTGCGCGCCGCGTTCGTGAAGGTTACAGGAGAAAACCCATGGGAATGAATGCGAGCGTCGAGAGCCCAACCTACCGTAAGTTCAAGCAGGATGATGGCGCTGCCACGCCTCACTTCGGAATCTCTTGCGACGAAGGGTGGCGCGAATCCATCGTCTGCACTGGGATGTATGAGTGGGTAGCGGATTGGATGCTTGAACAACTTCAGGGAAAGCCTTTCGCGGAAGCTCCCCGGAGCACTCGGACAGTATTGGATGCACGGCGAATGGTTTGGCCGGGGGATGAGGTTTTGGCGTAATGCCCAAGAGCTACGTCACGCGTAACGCGATGAATGCCGGTGAGTTGAGTTCTCTCATCTCAGGCATGAGAGACGACATCGCTAAGTACAGCAGCGGGTGCGTCCAACTCTCAAACGCGATGCCCCTGGTGGAAGGTGGCGCGAAGAAGATGCCGGGGACGTACTTCGCTGGGCCTGCCGGATCTTCGGGCGCGGTGTTCATCGGATCCATCTCAGGCAACACGCTCACAGTCACAGAAGTCATCTCAGGAACCATCCGCATCGGCTCTCCACTCATCGGCCCCGGCATCCTCCCCGGAACGACTATCACCGGCTTCATCCCTGCTACCACACCGTTCACGACGTTCTTCAACGTCACAGGCAGCGGTACTGGTACAGCAACGGGCGACTGGCAGTTCGTCGGCACTCAGTTCCGCACCCACTTTGAGCCGATCACCACGGCGCTCACCGACCTGTTCTTTAGCGGCTTCGGGTTCTCCATCCCGGTAGGCGCAACCATCCTAGGCGTCGAAGTCAGCACGCTGAACATCTCGCAGGCGGCAAGCGCCGCAACTGTGTCTCAGGTGTCGCTCTGGAACGGTGGCGCGGTAGGCACCGCCAAGACTCCCAGCAGCCCCTTCACGCCGTCGCTGACCACGGAGACATACGGAAGCCCCACCGACCTCTGGGGACTCACGGCGGGCGCGTTGCTGGGCATGGTGAATAGCGGAGCGTTCGGGTTCGCCGTGGCAGTGACGGTCCCTGACACCGTTCGCGTGTTCGTCGGGCAGCCATTCACAATGACGGTGTACTACTCCATCACCACGAACGTACCCAGCGGATCACCGGGCGGAGTAGGTCAGTACACCATCAGCACGAACCTCGCCGTACCCAGCGAGCAGATGCAGACCGGGGCGAGCGGAAAGAGCCGCCTTGCTCCCTTCCAGTTCTCGACGGCGCAGGGAGCCATTCTGGAGTTCTCGGCTGGCATCATCCGCATCTGGGAAGGAGCAACGCAGGGGGATTGGTCTCTGGGGCTTGCGCTACAAACTCCACCCTCGGGCGCGAACTACAGCCCGGCGACGGCGTACGCGGCGGGCAACATCGCGCTTGTGGGGCCGTATGCTGCGGCGCTGTTCTACACGCTGGTACCTTCGCCGCCTCGCTACATCCCTGACCCGTCTATGGGCGTGCTGACGTTCGCGGCACCCTACGGTACGAGCTTCGCGGCTACCGTCCCTGTCACCTTCACCACCAACGGCACGGACACCCTCTCCGTAACCGCGACGGGAAGCTCACCGAATCAGGGTCTCAACATCGCTCTGGCGAACGCGACCCCGGCCAACAATTCAGCCGCGGCGATTCAGGCTCAGATTCGTGCGCTTGGTAGCCTCAACGCTCCGGGAAACAACTTCGTAGACCTGACGGGATGGACAGTTACTCCCGACCCCATCTACTTCGCCTCACCTTGGATTACCGCACCCACCATCTCACCGGGTGCGACAGTCAACGTCGGATTCACGCCATCCTTCATCGCACAGGTGGTCACACCGAACACAGGAACGCAATTCCCCGTCCTGTACACCGGGGACTTCAACTCTGCTTTCTGGACGGACTACAACGCCAGCGCGCAGCCTCCGATTGAACTGGTGACACCCTACGCAGAGGCAGACCTGTTTGCGCTCGACTGCTCGACGCAGAGCGCGGACGTGCTGTGGGTGTTCCACCACCTGTATCCGCCGGCAGTCGTGGAACGCCTCGGCCCAAACTCATGGGCGTACAGCCCGTCACTCCCCGGCCAGCAACCGGGAGAGCCGCCGTACCGTGGCACCTTGGGCGTGGTCAAGACGGGGTACTCGGCTCTCGGACAGAGCATCACGGCTATCACCAAGGCCAACCCCTGCAACGTCACCATCGCGGCAACAGGCACGGTGTTCTCCGATGGCGACCGCGTTTACATGAACCTCATAGCCGGGATGGTGGAACTGAATCAGGGCGAGTTCATCGTCAGAAATCCGTCGTTTGGTGCGGGAACCTTCAGCTTCGACCTCGAAGATCCCGACACAGGTACGCCTGTAGATTCGAGCGGGTATCTTGCGTACATCAGTGGTGGGTTTGTCGTGCAGGTGGTTGCTCTGTTCTCCGCTCCGGGGGACTACCCCGCTTGTGGGACGCTGTATCAGGAACGCCTCATGGTGGGTGGAACCGACAACAACCCCACGCAGTTGAACGGGTCGGTGCAGGATGACTACCCAGACTTTATTGCAGACCCTAACGCCGATGACTTCGCGATCCAGTACACGCTCACGTCGAAGCAACTGAATCAGTTCCTCAACATGATTGGGACACCCAACGCTCTGCTTATCGGCACCGCTGGAGGAGTGTGGGTGCTGACCGCGAGCAACGGTACGTCCATAAGCCAAGTCAACATCGACGCCTCCGTTCAAAGCAATCTCGGAGTGAGCGCGCTGGAGCCGCAGCTTGTCAACGGTTCGGCCCTGTTCGTGTCTCGCTCAAAGCGTATCGTTTCGTTCCTGGTCTTCAACTTCGGCACGAACACTTGGGAGAACAACGACCTCACCCGACTCAACCGAAACATCACTGTCGGAGACACGGAAGAGACTTCAGGCATCGCGCAGACGGCTTTCCAGATGGAGCCTTACCCGGTGTTCTGGGCGGTGCGGAATGACGGTCAACTCATCGGCTTGGTGTTCAACACGCAGGATCAGGTGTACGCCTGGTTCCGCGTGGATATGACGCCGCTGGGTGGGTACATCGAATCGTGCGCGGTCATCACCGGATCGGGGAACGAAGATCAGCTTGTCGTGGTTGTGCGGAGGACGGTCAACGAGCAGACGGTTCGGTACGTGGAATACTTCATGCCGCAGGAGATTTTCGGTCAACTGTCGAACGCTTTCCACGTCTTCTCGGGGCAGCAGTTGAACGGCGGGCCGGCCGTTGCGATCAAGGGTATCTCGAACGCCAACCCCAACGTGGTAGCGGCTCCGGGGCATGGGTTTGCCAATGGTGACAAGGTGCAGATAACCGGCGTCGAAGGCATGACGCAGATCAACCAGCCTCCTACGCAGGCGTACACTGTGGCCGGGGCGACAGCGAACAACTTCCAGCTTCAGGGCATGGACTCCACGGCGTTCGGCGTATACACCGGGGGTGGAACGGCAACGCGGGTCTTCAACGAAGTCACCGGCCTCACGTACCTGCTCGGGAACACGGTGGTTGCTGTGGGCGACGGCGCACTCATCCTTGAGCCAACAGTGGTTACTTCGGACAGCATCACCTTCCCCTACTACGCCAACCTCATCACCATCGGCATCCCGTACACAGCCACCATCCAGCCGACGAATCCCGTTCTCAGTTCGCAGGCGGCGACGACGCGGGGGATGCCTCAGAAGTTGAACCGCGTCACGCTGTCGCTATATCAGGCGATGGGCGGTAAGCAGGGCACCGACCAGTGGCACATGTACGACATCGACTACGGTGCCGGGACGATGGCAAAGAAGCCGTCACTCTTCACCGGAGAGGTAACGGTGGACATGGACTCGGACTGGAGCGAGCAAGATCGGTTCATTGTCACGCATGATGTTCCGTTGCCCTTCACACTTCGCGGTATAGTTTTTAGAATGAGTGCCAATCAGGATTAGCCTATGTCGGGAATTTCTTCTGCAACCGCAATGCTCATCGCCGGTGGAACATCGTCTGCCCTGACAGCGGGCGGGAAGATATTGCAGGGCCAAGAGCAGAAGCAAGCCTACGACTACAACGCCGACATCACTAAACTCAACACCGACAACAAGGTAGAGGCCAATCAGGACGCCTTCACTGCCTTAGTGGGACGGCAAGCCACGGCATACGCTGCGTCCGGGGTGGACATCGCCTCCGGTTCTCCACTCCTGACGATGATTGCCACTTCCGCGCGCGGTGCGCGAGAGGGGGAGCAGATTGAAGAGTCCGGTACGGAGCAGGCCAACCTCCAGCGCTACTACGGGCGCATCGCCGCGTTCTCTGGAACTATGAGCGGCATCGGTGCATTTTTGCAGGGGATGAGTGGAGACCTTGCCTCCTACGCGAAACTCACCAACAACCCCATTCCGACCGGAGACCCTAACGCTCCCTACGGCCCCAACTCGGACTGACCATGGCGAAGATACCCGGCGTACCCACAATCGACCCCGTTGATAAGCCGATGGAATCCCCTGCCGAAGCGGGCAAGGTGGGAGCGGCCATTGCGGGTCTTGGTGAGGCTACGCAGGATGTTGTGCAGACCGGGTTTCAGGTTGAACTGTTCCTGAAGAAAGCACAGCAGAACGTAGACGAGACCACGTTTCAGAACAACGCTCACGCTCTCATGTTGCAGTATCAGGATGCGTTGGCGAAGACGACAAACTCACGCGACGTTGCCGCCGTTACTAAGGAGTATCAGGACAACCTACAGGCCAACGTCAAGCGGTGGGAGAAGTCCCCGGCGCTTATTCAGATTCAGCAGCAAGCCGATGGCCTCACTCCGCAGCTTACCCATCTGGGTACGGTGAAGACGGCAGACCTCCAGGTAAAGGAATCGGCGGTGCAGTCTGAGATTCAGAAGCAGACACTCCTCCCGCAACTCGTGAACGCCGTCCGCAATGGAGACAAGGCCACGGAAGACTTCATCAACGGGGCGATGGATCACCAGTACGCGGAGCGGGAGAAGGCGGGCCTCATCTCCCACGCTCAGGTGGAACTGGAAAAGAACGCAGACCAGATTCGTTTCCGCACGCAGTTGAATGAGTCGTACATCGAGAGCAACGACCCCAAGGAACGGCTGTCGGCCATAGCGCAACTCAAGAGCGGCGGGAGCGGCCAGCTGAACCTCGAAGGACTGGCGGCTGGAGACATCGCGGCGTTGCGCGTGCAGGCGGAAAGCAAGAACCGCGAACTGGATAACCTGGCCGAAGCGGGGAACCTGAACAAGGCTCTCAACGTAACGCAAGCTGCGTTCTCCGCACCGGAGTACAAGAACAACTATGAGGCTCGCGTGAACTCTCTTCAGGATGGAGACTGGCTAACCAAGCACGGCATCGTAGCCCCTGACGGCAGCCCTGACCGCGTGATGGCTGAGAAGCTTATCGCCGAGACCAATCGGCAGCGTGGGGAGTGGGAGAAAGAGCGTGCCGACCGCGACGAAAAGGCCATCAACAAGATCGAACCGCTCATCATCGGCAACAGCCTTTCGCGTGGGCAGCTTGTGCAGATTTCGCAGCAAGAGCAACTGTCTCCCCGCGCCTATGCCGCTGTGCTGGCGAAGTGGGATGAGAACCAACGCTACAACCATCAGGTAGCCACTGAAGGCCGCATACTGGCGAATCAGGAGAGACAGCAGCGCAGTCAAGACGTGGCGGCTGGATTCAACCTGCTCATCGCCCAGGGCGGCGTGCCTTCGGTTCACGACATCCTCACCACTCCCGGCATGACGAAGGCCGACCAGTCCACAGTGATTGAGCGGGCAAAGCGGGCGAGAGAGGACAAGCCGTATCAGGAAGGTCTTTCGATCATCTCTAACGCCTACCCGGTGAACACAAAGAAGATGACACCGGAGCAACAGAATCAGCAGAACGAAATGTACCTGCGGACGGCACAGGCTTACGACCAAGAAATCAACGCGCATCCCGACGAAGACAAGTCAGCCATCGCTGGCAAACTGGTTATGCCGAGCATCGTCCGCACGGCCATCCAAAAGAGTGTCCCGTCTACAGTACCCGTTGCTCCTGTGGCTGTGAAGACAGAGCATCACCCACTGAAGGCCATAGGAGACTTCCTGTTCGGTGGAGCGTCGAAGGACTTGGAGAAGGGGTACAACGCCGCTGAAAACAAGCTCGCTCAACCCTTGGATAAGCCTACCTCCAAGCCGCCAACCAATCCAGCGAAGGGTGATAAGTTCAACGGGTTCACGTGGGACGGAAATGGATGGACGAAGTAGATGCCAACCTACTACGACCCCGTAACAGGTAAGCCTGTAGCGCAAGCTGCGAAGACCTACTACGACCCCACGACCGGCGCTCCTGTGCAGCAAGGCGCTGCGGATGTCCCACGCGCGAACCCCACTCCGGTAACGCTCCCCCCTGACTTCGGTTCCGACACTTTCAAGGCCGCAGTCCACGCTCAGATGCTCGGCATAGACCCCGGCATGGCGTACACGAACCGCGAGGAAATCGACAAGCAACTGAAGTCGCAGGGCGCTGGAAGCTACGATGACGGGCAACTGGACGACACCATTGCCAACGACATCAAGGTAGGTTTCGAGTCATCCATCTTCGGTCTCCATCACCGCGAAGCACTGCCTGAAACCATCAAGAACCCCGGCATGATTGACAAGTTTGTCTCGGGTCTGTCGGAGATGTTCGCAGACCTTCCGTGGTACGTGGCTGGTGGTGTGGTGGGTGGAGCGGCCGGCTCTGAGGCTCCCGTAGTGGGAAACGCGGTAGGAGCAGCGGCTGGGGCTTTTGCTATCCCATCCGCGATGCGGGAAGCCCTTGTGCTGGGCATCAAGGACGGCGAGGTAAAGGACTTTCCTGACTTGCTTCGTCGTGCCGGTAAGGTGGTGTGGGAAGGAACTAAGGGAGCAGTGGTAGGAGCGGCGACCGAACTAACTGGAGGCATTGCCCCGGTGATCGCTAAAAGCCCGCTGACTTCGATGGCGATCAAGGGGTTGTTTCAGGCGACGGGAATGACGGTGGCGGCGGATGTTCTTGAAGGCCATCTGCCAACGGCCAAGGACTTCGCTGGCAACGCTGCGCTCATCATCCCGCTGAACCTCATCACCCACGGCCTGCCGCTGCTTACCGGTGACGCCAAGCAAGCCGTGATGGACGTGTACGCCAAGGACGGCAAGACGCCACAGGAGACAACCGAGACGCTCAACGCGCAGCCTCCGGTGAAGCCTGACCTACCCGAAGGACTGCGACCAGCAATCAAGCACGCAGAAGGAGTAACCGAGGGTGATACGACCGACACGCACGACAAACTTGCGGAGCGCGTACTGTCCGATAAACCTGTCTCGATGGAGAAGTTGGAGGCAGAACCGGCGCTTGCCGATGATGTGTTGCAGAACCCCACGGTTCACGATCAGGATGTCATTGACCGGGCGTGGCAAATCAAGTCGGAAGCGATAAACGCGGGGGAGACTAAGGATCTTCCTGAAGGTGCTACTTCCGTTACCCGCGATGAGGCGGTGGAAGCTCGCGAGTCGGCTAACAAGACAGGAAGGCACGCGGAAAACATGCAGGGCGTTCGCTCTCTCGCCAGCGAAATGCCCGAAGGAGAATACGTTCGCACGGAGATACCGATAGAGAAGATCGTGGCGGCAAAGGATGCAGACCCAGAACTGGTAAAGCAGTACGCCGAACGCGAGGGCAAGTTCCCGCCTTCCTACGGAACGATGCAGAAGGGCAAGGTTCTTCTGGAGGATGGAAACCACCGCCTAGAAGCCGCTCGCGCTCGCGGGGACAAGAGCCTTGAAGTCATCATGCCGCGTGCAGCGTTTGACGCTTACTCTGGAGAAGAAAAGCCTCTGAGAATCGAGGATGAGTACGACCGCGCATCCATGAAAACAGGGCGTGGCTTCGTTACCCCTGACGGTAAGTTTCTCAGCCGCTCCGAAGCCCGCGCATGGATGAAGGATAACGAACCTGACACCCACGAAATTTGGTTGCAGGAGCAGAACGGAGACAAGCAGGCAGAACTTCACACAGAGGACTACGCCAGCGCACGGAACCGGGTGCAGGCGCGTTCGCTGGTGCAGGGTGACCCGGTTGCCTCAGATATTCCCCCCGACCTCAAGAGGTTCCTCGCAGAAGCGCGCAGCACTACCGGGATACTCAACAAGGTCAAGGCTGGCCTCGGCAGCGCGAAGTATGGCTACGAGGCCATCAGGACGCTGCTGGTTGGGCCGCGCAACTATCTCCGCGCCGAAGGGGAGCAAGTCGTCAGTGGATTGCGGAAACTGGTACCTGACCCGGTGGAGCAACAGGCTCTCCACTTCGTTCGTGACTACCGCGATGACCCTGAAGCCCTGCGTTCGTCCATCGAAGAAATACGCTCCGGGGACAACGATAAGCTGAAGGCGTTCCTGCCTGCGATGGAGCGGGCGCTGGAGCCGATGTCTCCTGAGATGGAACAGGCAGACGCAGCGATGACGGACTACTTCACCAAGGCGCTCGCCCTGGGCCGTGCCGTTGGGACGCTGGACTCTGCTATTGACCCATCGCGCTACAGCCCTCGCCTGTTCGCTCGCGTGACAGAGGAAGGCGCTACAGGAGGTACGGGCCGTCCCACGTTCACAGACCGCACCGTGAACTCCATCCGTCGCGACTACCTCCACACGCTAGACCCACTGAAGGATGGCACGACTGAGGCTCGCACGTTCAACGCGATTGATGAGATGTCCATCTACAACGACCGTCACGCTACGGCGGTATCCACTGCGCTGTTCAAACAGGAACTCAAGAACTCGGCGCTTGGAGTAGAGGGTAGCCGCGGCAAAGTTCCCGCTGGATGGGTGGCGCTGACAAAGCAGTTTGAGGACAAGCGGACGTTCGTGCAGGATGACGGAACCAATGTCACGACCGTCAAGAATCTGTACGTACCGAAGGACATTGCGGACGCGCTCAAGCCACTTCTCGAAGATCCCGGCCAGCTTTCGCAACTGTCGAAGTTCCTGCATATCCAGTCCATCGTCAAAGGCATCGAGCTCACCCTGTCGGCGTTCCATATCAAGGCTCTCTCCGTGACGGCGTTCAACAACATGGGTCTGAAGGACTTCGTGAGCGCGATGCACGCTGACAGCAACTCTGCGGACGTTGCGGAGATTGAGAGGCGTGGTGCGCTGTACGGACTGGAGACGACTAAGACAGGAGCGCCGTTCGACGCCTACCGTGGCCTCAAGCCTGACGTGGAAGCAACCGGCCTCGCTAAGCTCAAGGACAACGCCATCGTCAAGGGTGTTGACAGCTTCGCGCAGGGCATCACCCGCGTCACGTTCGACGTGGTACAGCGCAAGTGGAAGGTCATGGACTTTGCGAAGAAAGAGGCTGGGTGGATAGCCAAGCATCCCGACGCAAACCCTTCCGAGTACGCAACCGCGATGAAGGGATACGCGAAGGAAATCAACGCTGCCTACGGTGGCCTGAATTGGGACGTAATGGGTGTAAGCCGGGGTGTGCAGAATGTCTCGCGCCTGTTCCTTCTCGCTCCGGACTGGGCATACTCTAATGTCGCCAATCTCAAGTACGCTTTCTCCGATGGTGGTACGTCCGGGGCGGCGTCTCGTGCCTTCTTTGTGAAGTCGTTTGCCACAGGCTTTGCGATGACGGCGGCGGCGAGCATCTTCATCGGCGGCAAGTACGACCCCTCGGACGTGAAGCATATCGATCAGGTGTACCTCGGCACCGACAAGGACGGCAAAGAGATGTACGCCAACTGGTTCTTTGCGGGCGCACCGAAGGACGCGATGAACCTCGTCAAGCGTTCGTACAGCGAAGGCCCGGTGGCTGGGCTGGCAGAAATCATGCTGAGTAAGGCGTCTCCGGTCGCGGGAACCATCGTGGATGTGGCGAAGAACAAGGACTACAAGGGAGCACCGATTTACAAGGCTCAAGACGATAGCGTGGACAAGACGGTAAAGACGGCCGAGTACGCCGGAAAGAAGCTGCTCCCGATCACTGGCGTCAGCGCAGCGGAAACCGTTGTAGGTGCGCTCACTGACGAAACGCACGAATACTCCTACCGCGATATTCTGGAGATCGCAGCGGACGCCGTTGGTTCTCCTACGATGCATCAGAAGCCAGCGGACGAAGGTGGCAACAGCAGCGGACGCAGCACTGGAAGGCCAAAGGGAAGAACAGAAAGCAAGAGATTCAGCATACGGGGTGGACAATGAAGGGAAGAAAGAAAGCAAAGAATAACCGTCATGTTACGGCGGAGCAGCAAGCCGAGAACCGCAGAAAGTTGCTCGAAAAACTCAAGCCTGAAGTGGCAGACATGACGAGACGAGAGTTTGCTCGGTTGGGTCTGTACCAATGAGACGCAGGCGCTACACCGACGAGTATGGCAACATTCAGGTGAACGACCTCGATTGGGCGCACGTTTGGCACTGCATCTGCGAGCAGTTGGGGATTGAGGAATTTTAGTGGAAGACCTGAAGTCCAAGACCGTGGCGATATGCGACTCCGGGTTATTTGCCGAATGCGCTCGCACACTGTCACGCTCATTTGGCAAGGTCTACTATACGTCGCCGTGGGTGTCGGACTTCCCGTCCAGTACAAAAACCGAGTTGGGCGAAGGGTTCCCCGAATACGAGCGCGTCAAGGACATCTGGGACATCATTGACGACGTTGACCTGTTCGTGTTCCCAGACCAGCATCAAGGACCGCTACAGCAGTACCTCGCAGCGCAGGGTAAGCGTGTGTGGGGAGCGCGGATGGGCGACGAACTTGAGTCTGCCCGCGCTGAGGCGAAGGACTACTTCAAGACGCTCGGCATCCCCCAAGGAAAGTACGAAGTCATCCAGGGCATGACGGCGCTCCGCAAGTTCCTGAAGGGCCGCGATGACAAGGTGTGGGTGAAGATCAGCCTCACGCGGAACGACACGGAAACGTTCTCGGTCTGTGGCTACGAAGGCTCGAAGAATCGGCTCGACAAGTTTGAGGCGGAGTTGGGGCCGGCTGCGGAAGCAATGGAGTTCGTTGTCGAAGACGATCTTCCCGATACATTGGACATCGCCATTGACACGTTTTGTGTTGACGGCAAGTACCCCAAGCAGGCGTGCCTCGGAACCGAGAAGAAGGACGAAGGATACATTTGCGCCGTGCATGATTGGGACAAGATGCCACCGGGCCTGACGGACATCTACGAAAAGCTCGCACCCACTCTGGAGAAGTACGAATACCGCAACGTCATCTCTCTTGAGTCGCGGATGGATGGCAAGACAACGTACCTCGCAGACCCTTGCTGCCGTGGTGGTTCGCCGCCGTTCGAGTTGCAGCAAAACCTCTATACCAACCTCGCGGAGATTATGTGGGAAGGTGCAGACGGCAAACTGGTTGAGCCGAAATTCGCAGCCCGTTATGGTGCTCAGTTCATCATCGAGAGCAAGTGGAGCATCACCAACCCCTTGCTGGTGGAGTTCCCGGCTAAGTACCGTGAGAACATCAAGCTTCGCTACGCAACCATGTTCGGCAAGCAACTGTGGATACTCCCACAACACTCGGACACTCCCAGCTTCGGTTCCATCGTCACGACCGGGGAAAGTTTGGATGAGTGCTTCGACCAAGCAAAGGAGATTGCCCACGAGATAAAAGGCATCGGTATCGAGTGCCTTGTCGGAAGCGTGTCGGGCCTGCAAGATAATCTTAAGCAATTTGCCAAATGGAACGTACAATTCTAGCGAGGACACCACCATGCCACTTGGAACAATCACGCTCGGAGCGGGCGCAACCCGCCTCACCACAAGGCCGCTGCGGGCCATGCAGATCAAGTTCTGGCAGGGAGCTTCTGTGTCCTTCGTCGGAGACGATCCCAACGTCACCACAACCACCGGGATTCCAGTCAAGGTAGCGAGCGCTACGGCTGATCCTACGGTCATTGGCCCATTCACCAGCGGGGCCATCAACCTGAGCAACTACTACGCCATTGGCACGACTGCGGATGTTGTTCACTATCAGTACACCGCTGAGGAGTAGAGATGTCAGTCGTCACGCTCAATATCAGCGTTTCATACCTCTCATCGGGAAGCGTGGGGCCGTATGGCTTCAACTTCCCCATCAGTGACCCGTCTGCGCTCAAGGTCATCGTCAACAACAGCGTGGTTTCGCCTACCCTGTACACCATACTCCCGCTGAACAACAACTACGACAACGGCGGCAGCATCACGTTCGTCTCAGCACCTACGGCGGGGCAAACCGTTGTGTTGCAACGGTCTACCCCGCTCACGCAAACCAGCCAGTTCCACGACAACATGCCGAACCCGATGGCGCAGTTTGAGGCGGGTCTGGACAAGCTGACGGAGATAGTTCAAGAGATTGCGGCCAACCAAACAGGCAGCGGCAGTGGGGCAACCATCGTCACTGCTGGGGCCGGTATCAACGTGACAGGAAGTGGAACCGTGGCTAACCCATACGTCGTGTCTGTGTCCACCGCTTTCGGCATCCTCACCTTCACTGGTGGGCAGGCTGGGGAGATTGGACAGAGCTTCACCAACCCTTCTTTTGCTGCGACGTACTCAGGCACTCCTACCAGCGCCAACGTCACGAACACGGACGGCATCGACTCTCCTCTGAATCTGACGGCTCCGTACACTTCGGCGGCGGTCATCGGCACGTTCCACCACACGGCGGCGGCTACGGTGACGTTCACCCTGACGGCAACCAACGGCGTGTCTAGTCCCACGGCTACGCAGACGCTTACGTGGCAGGAGCGCATCTTTGGCGGAGTGGGAACGATTGGCGCAACATCTTCGGTGACAGCCACCGGGACAACGGCAGTGCTGTCAACTGGCGACGCTCTGCCGAGCGCAGGTCTGGGAATAGAGACGATAGGTCAGAACTTCGGCCCGTTCTCTCCTTCTGGACAAGCGGTGTACTTGCTGCTCAGTGGCGGGTCGCACACCTTCACCGACGCTCTGACCGGTTTCCCATTCGCCTTCAACACGCCAACATCAGTGACGTTCGTCAACCAGTTCGGCGTGTCGCTTTCGATGTTCCTCTATCAGTCAACCAACAGCCTCACCGGAACCTTCCAGCCCAAGGTGGCTTCATAATGAGATTCAAATACCTCGCCGTCGCGTTCCTTGCCACCTTCCCGGCGTTGGCGCAGATTCCTGCTCCTCAGATACCCCTGACCGGCAACATCGGCGCGCAGGGCTTCCCCGTGCTCAACAACGGCACGCTCATCATGGCCTCGGACGCCAACCGAACCTTGACGGCGCAGGAAACGAGCGCGATATCGGTCAAGGTGACAAGCTCGGTGTCGCTCACAGCCACGCGCAACATCATCTACCCTGCCGGACGCTTCCTCGTCACCGTGGAGAACGCCACGACAGGCGGTCAAACCATCAACGTCTGCGGAGCGTCGGGAGGCTGCTATGCCGTCCCCAACGACGGCAACCTGTACACGGTATGGAACGACGGCACAGGGTTTGTCGGGCCTCCTGCGGGTGGTGGAGGTTCGGGTTGCATCCCTGGTGGTAGTACCGGCGTCTTGCAGAAGAACGGCGGCGGTGGAACCTGCTCTCCTTCCAGCATCACAGACAACGGCTCTACGGTGGTGGGTACGGAACCGGCGACATTCCCTGCGGTTAACACGGTCATCAACGCGGGCAGTTCGCTGTCGGCGGCTGTGACGGCGTGCGGATCTGCGCAGACTACCATCCAGATCACGCAGACTATTGCGGTGGGCTCGGGGATTACCGTGCCGGCGAACTGCACGCTGCAACCCGATTCAGCAGGGCTACTGACTGGTACCTCGATCACGATCAATGGGCCAATCGTTGCGTCGAAGCATCAGATTTTCGGAGCGGGTCTCGCGGTCACGGGCCTGGGTGGAGATATCCCTGTCGAATGGTTCGGCGGGAAGCTGGACGGCACGCTCACGCCCAGCACCGGAACGGACAACTGCACACCCTTCGCAGCGGCTATCGCATCCCTTACGGCGGGTGGCAACGTCACATTGCTGGCCGGAAACGGGACACTTCTGGGCTATCGAACTACCTGCGAGTGGGACATTACCACGACAGGAACAGGCATCGTTGGTGTGGCGCTTGACCAGAATTATGGATCACCATATCCCGGAGGACACGGATCGACTCTCATTCTCGATAGCGCCACGATCAACGGCATCATCATCAGCCCGCCAGCTCAAGACAACACGGTGCGGAATGTCAACGTCGTGCGGACTGTGAGGCCCACAGGAACCACGTCGAAGGGCATCGGAGTTGTAGGAACTCCCAGCGCCTTGGTTCCGGGAGTGATTATCGAGAACAACGCATCCTCTGATAGCGTGAACGACTTCTATTTCAAAGGAGCGGCCTTCTCGGCGGCTGGTCGAGTCGCATATAACGGAGCCTATTGGGGCAATACGGGCCTCTCCTCGCCGGCAAGCGGAGGGTGTGGATTTTTCATTGATAGCGGAGACGGAACAGCCAGCAATTCGACCCTGTTCAATTCTCCTAACTCTGCTCAGACAGCTACAGCCAGCACTGGACTAACTGGACTCTGCATCAAGGGAATCAATGTCAGCGACAACGTAATAAACGCCTTTCAGTCGGCCAACATGGATTACAGTATTGACGTTGAAAACACAGGCACCACCAGCTTTGTCGCACAGGACTTGGCTATTTACAACTCAGTGAACACTTCCTGCAACATAGCCTGCGTGAAGATAAACGGTGCGCAGTCATCCACTGACCTTGCCCCCCACGTCATCATCAGCGGCGGAAATTTTTTCCCGACAGGTACGGGTGCCGTGGGTATTCTCGTTTCACACAGCACGAACGTTGGTGTGTCCGGAGCACAGATATTACCAGGGGGGTCGGGCGTCACCGATATTTCTCTGGACACCGTGGATGGCTTCACGGTCACAAACAGCACGATAGACGGTCTCGACTTCGGTACAGGCGTAGGCGTTTCCTGCCTGAACTCCACCAAAGGCACCATCAGCAACAACCAAATCAAGCTTTATACGAGCGGCACCGGCATCAAGAATGTTGGGTGCACGCTGGTCTCAGAGCAGGGCAACAGCATCGCGGCCCCGACAGGTGGAACGCTAGGCACCGGCATGAGCTTCGACTCGGGCAGCTCGAACAACGGGCCATGGTCGCTGAACAACATCGACGCCGCGACGGTGACTACACCGGTGAGCGATGCCGGGACGAACAACAACGATCCGCAGTTGAACTCCTCGCGCATGTCGCAGGCTACAACCTCAGCGTTTGGCGTGGTCAAGCCTGACGGAACGACCATCACCATCTCTGGCGGAGTAATCTCTGCGTCGGGTGGCGGCGGCGGTACCGTGGTAGACGGCGCAGGAACCACCACGCCGGGGCAGATTGCTATCTCCACCACCACGACGCATCAGATTGGCTACACGACGACTCCCGCCCTCGGTACTCCAGCCAGCGGCGTCATCACGAATCTTTCGGGTACATGCGCATCATGCAATATCGGCGGCAGCGCAGGAAGCGCAACGACTGCTACCAATCTTGCCGGCGGCGCACTCGGCTCCGCACCCTACCAGAGCGCTGCAAACGCTACATCCTTCATCACGAGCCCAACGACCAGCGGACACACGTTCTTCTACGGATGGCAGCCTTCAGGAAGTGCTATTGCTCCTGCGGCGATCGATGGCGCGACGTATCTAGCATCTCCTCCAGCGATTGGAGGCACGACGCCTGCGGCGGTCACGGGCACAGCCGTTACTGCTACCAATGGATTCACATCTTCGGTAGCAGCAACAAATGCCAATCTTTTCTACGGCGGTACGGAATTTTTTTATAACCCAGCGGTAAATGATTCTTCGATCACTATTACAGGTGTGCCTAATGTGGGAACTGGTACCACGTCTTTACCCCTCGTATACCTTCATCCATCCGCCGCCTCCACTGTATCAACATGGAGCACTTCTGGAACATATATGGGATGGAATGCTGCTTCGGGTTTCGTGGGTAATTTCATGGACTTTCACGTAAATGGCGGAACTTCTGTAGCCAAATTGGATGCGAGCGGAAACCTTACTGTGGCGTCATGCGCAGGATGCAGTGCAGTAAACAAGCGCTCCATCGCCTTCCAATACGGCTCCCCGGGCGGCTCTGCGCTATCGACCGGCGTCATGGGATACCTCACCGTTCCGTTCGCCTGCACGATCAGCGGCTGGTCGATTCAAGTTGACGCGGGAACGGCCACGATCAAGTTCCTGAAGGTCGCGGCGGGTACGGCGATTCCTACCCTTGGATCGAACAGCATCAACACTTCGGGCGTATCGATCTCGACAGGCACGGTCATTCAATCGACCACGCTTACCGACTTCACGACGACTGCGGTCACGGCGAACGACATCGTGGCGGCTGACCTCATCACTACTTCGGGCGTTGGGTATATCGCGGGGCAGCTCACATGCCAATAATACGACTAGTAATCCTGCTGGCGCTTCTCTTCGTTCCTCGGGCCTGGGCGACGGCCTACACTGCATCCGTGACCGGCAACTGGAACAGCGCCGCTACATGGGGCGGGGCAGGCATCCCCGGCTCTGGCGATACGGCGGTCATCAACAACGGCGTCACGGTCACCGTTCCGAACGGATATACGGCAGTGATCGGAACATCGCCCGCAAACGACAGCGCGACTCCAGCCTTGGCCTGCGCCAACACTGGAAGCGGCACCGGAATCCTCATCGTGGCGACAGGAGGCACGCTTGTCCGAAAGGGAACCGTTATCAGGTGCAATTCAAACTGGACTTTTCAGGCGGGGAGCCATCTTTCGTATGACTCGACTGGTTCGGTAAACCCCACGACGGCGATGTATACCTTCCAGTCTTCACAGAACAATTCCAACCCTAACGATCTTCTCATTTTCGCCGGAACGAGCGGTTCTCACGTCACCGTAGATTCAGTAAGCAATAACCCCACTGGTGGATTCGGCATAACCCCGGCGATCCGCTGGGCAGACGGCGGCAACATTCAGGCTAGTTATACCGATTTCAGCTATTGCGGGGCTTCCACTACCGGAGCTTGTTTCGAAACGAACCCCTCGACCAGTGCGGGCAAAGTGGCCTTAGACCACACCACCTGCGATCACTGCGGCCAGCTTGTTACTGACGCCAGCATAGGCGCGGCTTCAACCTTCACCCTTGCAGAGACGAGCTGGACGAACCCCACAAACACGTCTTACACGCTGCAGCTCAATACTTCGACGGCTCGGACTACCGGCACGCGTCTCATCACCTTCTCGGTCATCACAGGGCAAATTTCGATCATTTCCACGGGCGGCCAGAGTACCGGAATCACCTTCACTCACAACGTCGTGCGGAAGGTCTTCACGAGCTCGGCTCCGATGTTCACCGGGACCAGGGACGTATCCTTTGACTCTTTCGATGACAACTTGGATTTCGCGAATACCAACAGCGGCTCCGCAGATCAATTCAGCTTGCCCTCGGGAACGGTCACAAATTTCTACCTGATGAGCCACTGCGATCCCATCGCACAGTGCGCCAACGAGCACCCGCTGTATAACCAGCCCGGCGCGTTGAATATGGACATCTCCAATTTTGTTGCGGACTATGACAGCAGCGACACCTTTGGGGATATCTTCGAGCCTCACAACGACGCGACATCTGCCGGCGTCACACTGAAGGTTCACAATGGGGTGTTCCTGTGCGGATCTACGGGCCTTGCCATCGGCTCCTTTATCAACAACTCCTCCGCGACTGCTCAGACAAACCTCAAAATTTACTTCGAGCATATTACTGCTTGCGGTGTGTTGACGGCGAGTACGCAGACCTTTGGAGTCGGATGCGAAGCCGGAACATCATGGCCCGCTGGTGCAGTCCCGAGCATCCAGAACAATCTTATTTGGGGGCCGGCAAGTAGCACGATCGGATTCATCGCCAATTCTCCACCAGCACAAGCCTGCTCGATCACAGCGGGCGCCGTCACTGTCGCGGACTATCAGGCCATTTGGAACATCTCTACCAGTATCTATGGTCTGCCTCTGACACAGTTCGCCGTCACCCCTGGCGCTCACGACCTCACCGGCGACCCGCAATACGTTTGCTCAAACTACGCGAACTGCAACTTCCTGGCGTATGACACCGCTCCGACGGGGTTGAATCACGCGCTGGGGACTGGCTGGGTTACATCTCACGCCTATTCGGTGGGCGACATCGTAAGCTCCAGCGACGCGACCTTCTTCGGCGGGGCGACGTACAACTTCATTTGCGTTTCGGCCCATACAAGCGGGTCGACCACCAAGCCTGGTACAGGATCGGCATGGGCGGAGACGTGGGAACCTGCAACCGAGGCGGATATCGAGGCCAGCGTGCTTGCAGGGACAACCTTCACTGGCGGACGCTCCATGATCACACAGCTCATCAACTTCGTCCGGGCAGGATACGGCTTCCACAATGCGGCTTATCACAACTCTGGCAGCGATTCCCTCGACCGAGGCATACTCAACGGCTACGTTCCAGCGCCGAGAGCATTCTCGATGATTTTCTAACCGCATCGCTTCTGCACGGCTGGGAAACGCTAGAATAAGCGGCAACGCAAAGATTCAATAAGCCCCTCGCGGGTAGTACGCTGAGCATCTAAGGAGGGTAGGCATTGAGCGATTTGACGGAACGGGCCAGGCTGGACAGGGTTTACAACGATGTTTATTTCGGCAATGGCAAGCCGGGCCTGACCACGCGAATGCAATCGGCGGAGGAACGACAAGACGCTATGGACTTACGATGCGACAAAGCTGATAAAGACCTCGCGAACACCCGCAAGATGTTCTGGGCCATTATTGTCTTGCTTCTGTCGATTCTCGGGTCTACCCTTGCGGACAACTTCAAGTCACGCGAACAGGCCACACCAGCAGCAGGCCACAGCTTCAACTACTGAGGACGCCATGAGTACGCCACCCACCCCACCGCTTCCCACGCCTGATCCGCAGTGGCCTGACCCGCCGCACAAGCCCGGCCCGTTGCCGCAGCCTCAACCGCAGCCGACGCCCGCTGAAGAGATGGCCCAGCAAGACGCTGACGTAGCCGAAGACGCAAGGGTGCGCGGCGCTCTGGACGTGGCCCTGATGAACTTCAATGCGCGCTGCGAGCTTCGGGGATTCGGCAAGTGGGAGTTGATGCCTGTGAAGGAGAAGAAGTGAACCCCGAGCAAGAGTCATACCGCACGCAATACCTCGCCGTGGGACTCATCGCAATGGCTGCCGTCTGCATTGCAGTCGGGGAGTTGCACAACTGGATACACATGATCGATTTCGCGAACGCTTTCGGCGGGGCTGGGGTCGGCATCTTGACCGGCCAAAAGATGACGCAAAGCACGAGCAAGGGTGGTGGTGATATAATCAATCCACCGGCTGCACCCGCAACTGAGTAGTACCCAAGGAGCCACAATGAAACGCATCCTCCCGCTTCTCCTCTGCCTGCTGTGCGCACCGCTGGCCGGCTGCCCATCTCAGAACACTGCCGCCGCTCTTGTAGGCATCGCTGGCACAGCCATTGCCTCGCTCGAAACCATCGAAGGCCACGGTGACCTTGCAGCGCAGATCCAGAAGGACTTCGGTGACGCCCAGACCGCCGTACTCAACTGGAAGTCCGGCACCCCGACGCAGGACGTACACCAGGCGCTCGCCATCGTCGTCAATGACCTCAACCTGCTGCCGGTTAGCCAGCAGACGCAGGAGTACATCATTCTGGCGGTTGGCACCGTGCAGGCCGTGCTTGACCTGTTCCCCGGCACCGATCCTCAGTTCGCTACGACCGCAAGGGCTATGCGAGTGCAGATTGTGGCACCGAAGTCTGAGAAGGAATTCCGCGCCCGCTGGAATGCTCTGCCGGGCCATCTCGCACCGCTGTAACCCTCCCCACAAACAAGAGCGCCGCATCCGATGACCTGGGTGCGGCGTTTCTCTTGGCTCTGGCGGTTGTCCGCAGGGGTCTCCTTCCATGCTGCTGAATTCAGTTCAAAGGTTTGTTGCTCATCGGCCCGTATCCGGGAGAGCGAGGATGGCCTCATTGGCGTCACGCTGGCTAACAACCGATGGATGATCTACCGCAGCCAGGCACTCAGCGCGCGTTTCGGCCTGCGATGTCGCTAGGGCTTTCTCGGCTCGGTTGGCGCGTTGAAGATTGCAAGCGGCTTCCTTTTGCGCTTCGGCCAGTTCAAGAAGCGGCATGACCGTCTTTATATGCGCGTTTTCCTTCCGCAGCCTTTCAACCTCGGCCTCCAGAGCGCGTTCGCGGGCCTGAGATGCCAGAAGTTGGCGCTCGCGGCATTCCAATTCTTCGCACAACTCCGCATATTTTTGGCACGCGAGTTCGTCCATCTTGACGTAATCAAGGGCCTCTTGCGCGAGGTACTTCCCGATCAACCGCTCCTCTTCCGTCACGTCCAACTCTGGCAATTCCCCTTTGGCCGGCAGCTTCGGGGCAAGCCTTTCGCGTACCTGTGCGATGAGAGAGAGGGCGAAGTCCGGATTCGTATGGGCGAAGTAAATTGCATCTCGCTCATCCATACGGCACGCCACGACATTACGTCCTACAGGCCCGTGCGGATCGGCGCTTCGGGAGACTGGAGGGAAGGGGGGTGCGTGAGTTTGGATGCGGCGTCTTCCCATGCGTGCGATTCCCGATTGTTGCCGAAGTAGGAGGATATGAAGCTATCGACATCGTCTGGGTCGGAGTTGATGGTTATGTCGAACCCTAGGCGATCGTCATACGGATGCATCTGCACATACGCCTTCGGATAAACCACCTTCACCCTCTGCTCTGCGCTCATCCCGCTTGCTGCTCCGCTTGCCACTGCTGGGTCAGGCCTGCTCATCGTCTTTCCTCGCTTTCCGTTTTAGCTCAAACCTATAGACAAGCCACCCCGTCCCAGTTACAGCGGAAACGAGCAGGAACATCGTCATCCATACGTCGTGCTCTATAGGAGCAATCGCCCATAGGATGAATGTCACGATGAACGCTACTGCCCATGCCGAAGAAATTACCGAAAGTGCTTCCTTCATCGTGTCTCGCTTTCCTGTGGGGTGGGTGAGTTGCGCTTGAGTAATTCTTGCTGCCTGTGGTTCCAGTCGCGGCATACGGTGACGTTTGCGAATGCCTGTGGTTGCGCCCTCCGCAGCAGTTCCACGGCCTCCGTAAGCTCGCACTGAATAATCTGCGCATCCTTGTGCTCGACAGGAAGGTGGTCGAACCGCTCCCATAGCGCCACGTTTGCTTGCCCTAGCTGCTCCTGCGTCCAAACTTTGTCGCTCATCCTTGCCGCCTTTCGATGCGCTCGTACACCACAAACCTGCGGAATCCCAGCCACGAAAGCAGCTTTCCATGCATAGGCCCACCGTGGACAACGGGCGAGAGATTCTGCGGCTTGATGCCAGCGTCACGAGACAATTCAGCCTGCGTCATGGCCTCCAACTTCTTGTGGAGATATTTGCGAACGTCTTGTTCGGTGAAAAGTTTTTTCGCCATGACTCATAATAGTCACAACATTAGTCGCATGTCAATAGTCTTGTGTGATTACGTAGGGAATCTGCCGCGAGCCTTTGTCCGAATTGCAAGCAAAGTGGACTGCCGCGTTGTGCCACCGCCCATCAATCAGAATGCGGTCGTCACGCTTGCCTCCGCCCCTGCCGCGCTCGTGGTCGAAGGTCGTCAACTCCTCAGTCATCCACAGTCCACACAGAGCGCACAGGCAGTGCTGGCGGTCTCGCATGAGCATACGGCGCAAGCGGTACTCATCGGCCCCGGCCTTGGCCTGCTGCTGGCAGATTTCCCTGCCATCCTTCATCGTGCGGACGGCACCCTGCCAGTGAGCGGCCTTGGCTTTGTAACTCTGGATGCCCTTGCGCTGGCGGGCGGTGGTGTATCCCCATTTGCTCACATCAGCACCAGCGCAACCATATCGATAGCTGCCCCGCTCTTGACCATTTCAGGCGTAAAGCGAAACACCCGCCAATGGAATAGTGCCGCGAAGTTCATCTTCTCGCAGTCTGCGGCGTATCCTGCCCCGCGTGAGTGACGGCCACCGTTCCATGTGCCACCGTCAATCTCCACGGCCACCTTCTTTTCAGGAAAGCAGAAGTCGAAACGGAATTTTCGGTTGGGCATGAATTTGTACTCACGCACTGGCTCAAACCCGTAAGACTTGCAGTGCATCGCAAACAACTCTTCCCCTACGCTGAGGGCCTTCGGAATCTTACCCACGGTCGTCCTCCTTCGGCTCTGACCAAATCACGTCCTTGCTGGCCCCATAAGCGTAAATGCACTCGATAAGTTCTCCCATTTCGCCTACCCCCATTTCGCTCGTTCGGGTTCCCAGCGCAATCCAGCCGTCGCCTTCGATGTTCGGGAGCATGACCTGGCGCTTGAGGTGAGCGGTAAACAAATCCTTCCACGACTCCGGCTTGAGCTTCTGGCCGTGGTGGATAACCTGCCGGCTGACATCCGTGAGCATGGCCCAGAGCTTCGCATTCTGCACCAAGGAGCGTTTGGGCGGCTGGATCGTCACCAAGTACCCGTCTGGGGTCGCCGCGAGCGCCTTGGCCGCGTTCCGCCTCGCCGGGTGGGGTTCTGCGCGTAGGACGAACTGGATTTTGTCGCTCATCTTCCATACCTCGCTATCCTGAAGCTCTTGTCGTGGTAAAGCTCGTCGAAAATGCGAGTCCATGCCCCAAACTCCAGCGTGTGCCGCGCAACGTGAATCTCCTTCAGGTTGTGCTTCCGAGACTCTGTGCGGCATGGCTTGTCGGGTGGGGACAAGCACGTCGGGCAAGCCTGCGGTGACGTGTAGGGCATGGTGCAGGTGCTACGAGCGTAGGGCATCAGAAAAGTACCTCGGCAATCTCTCGCCCAACAAACGCCGCCGTAACCCCCGGAGGAACCCTCGTCAGCGTGTAGCACTCAACCTCTGGGGCCGACTTCCAGTATTCCAGCAGCCGAGCGTGCCTCAAGCGGGCTGTGTCGAGCGCCCTGTGCCACATTGCCGCCACAGAATCGCCCCGTATGAGCCTCGCGTGCAAAAGGGCTGCTACCGCCTCCCACTTTCGTACCTCGTCCGTCCAGTAGGCAATCTGTCGCTTGGTGCGGGCTTCTGCGTTCTCGGTCGCACGGCGTTTGCGCTGCATCTCCGCTCGCGCCTTCGGGTCAACCTTGGTGCCGTGGTCGTAGAACAGGTGGCTCATGGTCAGGCCGGCAGCTTTGAGGATGTCGTTTACGTCGCATCCCATCGACCAGCACCGCAGGATGACGCCCCTGTTGCCCTCGCGGATGGAGAGGGATGGCTTGCGGTCGGGATGTGAAGGGCATAGCGCCACCCACTTGCCTTTGCCGATCTTCTTCGCGCTGAAGTGCATAGCTACCTCTGCCCCGTTCATCTCTTGAAACCACGCGCGATGGCGAAAGCCTTCTGCTTCGCCAGTATCATATTCATCACTCTGGTAGGATTTTTCGATAAACTTTCATTCTTGAATCGGATTACAGAATATCCCTTGCTTTTCAGGTGGCGCGTGCGTCGAGCATCATATTTTCTTACCCCTTCGACAGAGTGAATTCCTCCATCAACCTCTACGATCAGCATTGCGTCCACATTGCAGAAATCGGGTATGTATCCGTGGATAATCGGCTGAAATACCCATCTTCCGATTGTTTCAGGATGGCAGGAAAGCATGGAACGCAGGATGGTCTCGGCAGCAGTGGGGTTCTTGCGAAGATTGTCCCTGAATTGCTCCTTACCGCTTCGAGCCTGAGTTTTAGAGAAAGCTATCGTGGATGATGGAATGAGTCGAGTGCTAGAAACCGGCTTAGGCTTGGTGCTGCGACGATTTCCGAACTTCTTGATACGCTCCACTCCATCTTGGCGATGATCGGAGCAATAGTAATACTCATTGACGCGATACAGTCCCTTTTTACCGCAGTGGCATAAGGTAGACTTCTTGATGGGGGTAGTCATAAATCGCTCCTTTCAGCGATAAGGCTTGCCCGGTGCTGAATACACCTGACGCCCCCATTTTACTACGTTTATAGGTGACATCGCCGCCTATCGATTCTGATATTAGCGGTACCCAAACCATTTCATCTTGCGAAGTATGCATCCCATTCGGCCTTCTCTCTCGGACACACGTTCGTCTTCAGGTACCAATATTGACGGGCGCTGACGGCGTTATGTTTGTGGGCGTCCATCAACTCCAAGTTGCTGGGCCGGTTGTCGGTCTTTACTCCGTTGACATGGTGGACGTGTTCATCTTTTCGGATCTTCCGCCGTAGCTTCGATTCCATGATGACTCTGTGGACACGCTTACCGCGATGCTTGCCACTGGAGAAACACCAATACCCCTTGCTGTCGATGTGCTGGCCCAACTCTTCCGCGAACCGGCCCTTGGCATCTCTGGTCATGCTGTCACCGCCTCGGATGCTTTCTTCTCCGCCAGGTACGCTTTGCGCTTCTCTCGCACGAACTGCTTTACCTCAGGTGTGGGAGCCATGCCCCTGGTCGGCAACGTCTCCGGGATGAAGCCAAACTTCTCCTCGAAAGCGTGGCGCAACCAGCCATTCTTGTAGCCCGAAGTGTCGCGGATCATCTTCAACTGCCGCAACCAATCACTCTGCTCGCGAGTGAGCGGCGGTGTGGCTTTGATTTCTACCAGCCTTCCATCCTTCACGGTCACACCGGGGTAGAGTGGCATCTTCTCCGCACAGGTGGGGCAAGCACGCGCACCGGGCCGCACCATAGTCTGGCACTTCTGGCACTTGCGAGGCTTCGCGGGTTTGTAATCCTCTTTGAACGCCTCGGCTCGCTCACCGGGCTTGCGAGTGTCCAGCGTGTCGTGAAAGATATCCGAGAACAGGCCGAGCTTGGCGTTGTTGCCCGCGTGGTCGAATCCGGTGTACGTTGCGGTGGGGTCGCCAGTCCGCATCCGGCCCCATTTCTGTACGTGGCGCATCTCTGACATCGTGGGTTGCAAGTCTAGGATGTTGTACACGACTTCATCCACACCACGTATCAGGCACCCTACCGAAGCGATGCCCGCAATCTCTCCGTAGGCCATCTGGTCGAAGATGCGGCGGCGCTCGTCCTGGGGAACCATCGCATCAATGTAGCCGAAGGGAATCCCGCAGTCGTGAAACGCTTCCATCTGGGCCTTGGCATGGTCGCGGTTGACGCAGAAAGCAAACGTTTTCTCCCGCGAGCTCCGTTCCTTCCACTCCGTCAGCACGTCGCCCACGATGGTTGAGTCCGTCATTGCCGCGGACGCGCTTGCTTCGGTGAACTCACCCTTTTCTACTGACAGCGCCTCGCGGTCGATATCGTGTGGTGGGCCATAGATGGTGAAGGGACGAGCATAGCCGTCTGCGATGGCGTCCTGAATCGTTCCGCCGATGATGAGCTTCGACCAGCGCAGTCCCATCCCTCTTGCCCACGGTGTAGCTGATAGACCGATGACCACGACATCTTTCCATGCGCCTTCGAGTAAGGCATTGAGGCCGTCGAACTGCTCGTGGAACTCATCTATCAGAACCAAGTCCACATCGATCGGCGCACGGCGCAAGAGGGTCTGCACGCTGGCAATCTGTACCGTGGCGTTGCGATCTGTGCGGGCGTGTTGGGCCTGCATCACTCCGATGTCATGGATTCCTTCAGCCTCGAACGCTGCGAGGGTCTGGTCAACCAGGCTGATAGCTGGACAGGTAAACAGTGGCCGCTTACCGCGCTTCAGAGCCGCCGCGATTACGTGAGCAGCCCACAGGGTCTTGCCCCATCCGGTGTGCGCCTGTAGGCCGAAGTGCTTGTGACCCTCAGCTATCGCAGCGCGGGCATCGGCATACGCCTTTAGCTGCCTTGGACGCAGCGGGCGGATGACCTCGATCTGGGATACTTCGCGCTCGAATAGGGTGGGCTGCATTACTTCACTTTCAGGCTTTGCCAGCTGTGCTTCTTCTTCAGTTGTCCAAGTAGGGAATCGGGATACGGCACCTTCAGCAGTTTGTCGCGCTCGCACTC